GGGAAGTTGACAGGTCCAGCGGGCCCATCAACAGAAAGACCAGCGGAGCCGAAAACGTCTCCAACGATGCTGGAGAGTCCCAGACGCATCAGACCGTTGCGTAAGCCAGATGAACGTCAGTCGATGCAGTATCCGAGATAGCCCGGACGGCACCGTTGTAGTTCTCAAGCGTACAGGACTGGTTAGGTTGGAGTTCGAGGCCGACGGAACCGGAGGTCGCAAAGATGACCTGAAGGATTGCCGTATTGCTCTTGTTCTGGACAACCAGCATCACACGCTTGTCGTAAGCGTTAGCGGTGGGAGGCAGAATCTCTACAACGGACGTTCCGACGCTGACATCCGTATGAGTAAAGGACTTGGTGAAAGGAGTGCTAAATGCGATGTTTGCCATGGTTAGTAAGTCTTAGTCATGATGATTTTGTCGAACTGACCCTGCTGACGCAAGACCTTGTCGAGTTCGAGGTCAATGATTCCGTTGGCCTTCTGTTCGAGGACGGCCGCACCTTCGACGTTCCCTTCGGAAACCATCCAGTCGGCGGCAGAACCCCAAGCCATGTAGGGCCCGAAAGTGTAAGGAATCTCAATCTTGGACCACTTCGCAGGGTGCGTCGTGGGGTTTTCTCCTGCGTTGGTAGTCGCTACACACGCATAGAAGTTGCCAGAATGAGGACGTCCAGCAACCGGGACAAACGTTCCGCTATTGGACCCGGAGTCAAAGTAAGCCTGAGAACCAATGTAATAGACAGTCGTGCTAGAGTAAAGGTCGCCATTGAACGGAGTCAGTTTGATTCGGTACCTGTAAAAGCCGCTATCAAGCAATTTCTGGCCTAGGATGACCCTGTCGTTGGTCCCGTCGCTGTAAAGTTCATAGCCTACGTCGATTCCACGGGTCGTGACCTGAGGGTTCTTATTGTAGACGTTAAGCACCTCTCCGACATTGGCCGCAGGAGTGAAGTAGGGTACTTGAGTCACCGGGTCGGTGACGGTCGTGAAGGCGGCAAGCCTTACGACTTCAGGCCAATTGGCCAGTTCCCATACGGAACGAATCCGGGCGTTGCAGAAGTCCCGGAACTGAGCGAAAGTCTCAGGCCGGATGTTGTGTCGGTCCTGCCCTGCGTATTGAAGGGCCTCGAACAAGATGTTGGAGAAGTCGGTAGTCCTCACGTCAGGTATCCGTCTGCGGTGAAAATTGCACCGTTCACGGTGGCCCGCTTTACACGGTTCCGGACGGCGGTTTCTGGGTTGTCTCGGAAGAACTCCTTGACGAATTGGTCATCGCTCCAGCATTCATAGCCGAGACGCTGACCCCAGTAATGATAGGCGTCACCCGGGATGGACCCGAGTTTCTCGCCTACGCCCTCGATGCTGTTGGCATCCCGGGCATTTTGAAAAATGGCAGTCTGCTTGGCTTCAGCGGCCGCCTTGATTCTCATAGCGTTAAAGCCCAGACGAAGTTCCCTCTCCACCTCGTTTCGGAGGTGGGAGGGAATCACGTCAGCCAGACTTTGAACGAAGTCCGACACGCCTCGGATTAGGAGGCGAAGTCGAACACGCCGAACGCCAGCGGGTTGTAGACGCAGAGGCCAGCAACCGCTTCAATCATTCGGGCTTCGCCACCGCCGTTGTTCGTCAGTTCCGTGACCTGAGCGACGTTACCGCCGTAGCGGACTTCGACCATGTTGAACGGGATGACGTAGCCGTGGGTCGTGCTACCCGCACCAGCCGAGAAGTTCAGGAAGTGCGAGGGGTGGAGACGGAGTTTGCCGAAGTCGCCCTCGAACACGTCGACGGACGAGATGTAGGCCGAGGCCGAGGAATCACGGTTGAACGTGCGGACAGCGGTCTGGGTGTTGGTCGAACCCGAGGACGGGGTCGTGAACACCAGATTGGTGAACGCTCGCTTGAGGGCCGTGCCGCAGAGGCAGTCGTAGTCCTTGAACTGGCCAGTCTGGTTGTAGATACCAGTCAGGACGCCTTGGACGACGGACTCGGTGAGGGCGGCCGTGCCGACGGTGGAACGATTGGCGGCCGGGGTGCAGAACGCATCCGGGACGGCAAGGGTCGCATCCTTCGAGGCGATGGGCTGGAGCCACTTGTGGAGGCCACGGGTGAGGTACGGGTTAGTGCCGTTGTCCAACTGGGCACCGTTGTTCGAGCAGAGCGTGGCTTCCATGTCACGCTTCAGGCCCTGAATGCCCTTGGCGACGTTGTTAGCCAGTTCGGACTTCACGCCAGCGACGGTAGCGATGGACTCCGTGAGAGGAGACACACGCACGGAACGGCGGAAAATCTGAATGTAGTTGCTGAGTTCGGCACGGTAGACGGTGGCACCGTCCTTGACGTAGTTCTCGTAGGTGGAAACGTCGGTACCATCGACGACGCCCGTGGTCTTGGGAGTCGGGAGGGAATCGACCTGCCAGCGGAACTGGGTGTTGCCGGGCTTGGAACCCTTCTTCGCCATGGAGGTGAAGGGGGTGTCCTTGGCGTCGACAAGGGCGATGAGGTCAGCGAGTTCTTCTCGCTTACCGCTAGAGAAACCGGGTTCGGTGAGTAGGGCCATAGTAGTATGTAGGCTTTAGGAGTTTTTAGGTGAGGAACTTTGATGCGATGATGTCCGCAAGGTCGTCACTAGACGTAGACTTCATGAAACGAGCCTTAGCACCGTCGGACTTGGCATCCCTTTCGGAACGCTGGGCCGGGGTAGCACCGGGTCTAGGCTGGACAGGGGCTCGCTGGACCGTCTTGGTCCGGGAAGCCGCTTCTCGGGACTGGATGCCCCGGAGGTAGTCACCAACGACCACCTTGTAGTCAGGGAACCGCCTGATTTCAGGAAACGCTTCTAAGAACTTTTCAGCGATTACTCGCTCCTTAGCCGCCTTGTCCTTCCACCAAGGATACTCCTTAACAGCAATCTGGTCCATGTGATTCACTTGTTCGAGGTAACGTGCCTGTTTGGGCAGGTGTTCCTCCATAGCGTCCATGGCCTTGATTTTGATGTTACGGACGTCCTCGGCAGAGTAATCAGTCTCGTTGCCTTCCTTGTCCTTAACCGTCGCCCCATCGGGGTTCAGTTCGCACCATCGCCGAATCTGACGAGCCTGTTCCATTTCCTTTTGGATAAGGTCCATGCTCGAAAGGTTGGAGTAGGGGTTCTTAGGGTCATGGTTCTGGACTGGCTTCTTAGAAGCCTCCTGCCGCAGATTCTCCATTTCCGACTTAAGTCGTTCTACTTCGGCCTCAGCCTCACGCCGTTTGGCGGTCAACTTGTCGATGCGTTTCTTAACTCCTTTAGGGAGGCCACGCTCGGATTCGCCTTCTTCGTCTTCGTTAGCCTTTTCGGCTTCGGATTCGGATTCAGTCTCATCCTCCGTGGTTTCATTAGTTTCGTCCTGTGAAAGAACCTCTTGTTCACTTTCGGCCGTCGCTTCAGTTTCGGCCGTTTCTTCCTCAGGCTTTATCTCGGACCCTTCGAGGTCCGTCTTTCCGGGTTCACTCAGGAAAGAGGTGCTGAACTGGTCAGCGATTTGGTCTACTGTGAGCCCAGAGAACATGGGCTTGGCTTCCGGGGCGTTTTGAGCCTGTCCCGAATCGGCGTTTTGGTTTTCCATACGAATAAGTCGTAAGTCTTTTAGCAGGATTTTGAGGTTCCAGAACCTTACTTACAAAATGTGCCCAGCATTTCTTAATGCAAGGCTCCTTAAATCGAAGAACCATTTCCGGATGGATTATGGTTTTCCTCGGGTCGACCCTGCTCGGACAGCACCTGATTGCGGGTTTCAATCAGGATGGTCTTAAATGTGGCAAGACCATCAGCCCGGCCAGCGTACCAAGCCCTGTCTTCCCCACGGTTTTCCTTAGAGATAGTAGCGGCGACCTCGGATTCAATTGAGGCGTCGATAAGCATATGTAATGCTCTCCATAAGGAGTTGTTATTGGGGTCAAACGAGAACCCGTGGAGGATTTCAGGCGGTAGGCTCGGCTTCATTGGCGGCATCAATTTCACCCTGCATCTGGTTTCCGGCCTGTTCACCAACAGGGGTCACGCCAGTACGGCCGATGACCTTGTTCTGTTCCTGAGAGACGGACATTTGCAGGTTCTTAATGTAGTTCTCGACCAACGCACGGAAGTGCGGGTCCTGCTGAAGCCTCTGCTGGGCTTGAGGATTCTTGCCGACGATGTCTTGGATGTACTGCATCTTGGCTCCGGCGGCCGGGTCATTCTCGACGTAGTTGGCTTCCATGCCAAGCATCATCAGGCCGATGTCAGACTGGATGTCACGATAGACCTTCTGGCTGGCGGCTCCGGCGGGCATGATGAGTTCCTTGGCCTTGTCCGGGTCAATGGCTTCGACGGCGGCCTTGACCAACTTGTTGCGGTCAATGATGCCTCC